CCGGTGGCCTTGCTTGTGCTTGCCGTGAAACCGGCAGGCGTGCTGACTGTCAAAGATTCAAGGGTGAGTTTCTCGGTACCGTACCACATGGACACATGGGTAGTCCATGACTGTGCGGAAGTAGTAACGCCGGTACTGGTAAGAGCGACGCTCACCATCTCATTGTCAAGGTCTGCCATGACATTCGACTCCCCGTCCTTACTCCAACGGTGCACAGGGGCCGGAGTGCTCCATTCACTCCATACTCCATCACGCTTCACACGTTTGCACGCCCATTCCACCTGATGGTCGGCATCCACGCCAAGAAAATCATCTGTCCAGCCTTCCGGTATATAATCATCCTGCTGCTTCGAATCCGGCTTGTCAGGGGTAAGACCGATGATGTTGGTACGGGTGTAGATCCACTCGTAACCTTTGCCGTCCTTACCGTCAGTTCCGTCTTTGACCATGACCATCCACAAACCATTCCGGTATATGTAAGTACAATGGTCAGCCGTATTTCGGTAGCTGTCACCCTCCTTGGGATTGGACGGATGGGATGCGAACTCACCCAAGAAGGTGATACTCTCACCTTTAAGTTCACGACCGTCCAGCAGCATCTCCCAGTCTTCATGCACGGTCCAGTCGGCTGACTTCCCGGCAAGGATATAACCGCCATCCTTTTTCTTTCGATAATTGCCGTTCCTGAACCTTGCAATTTTAATCGGAGGATTGGATGTTTTCACCTTGGAGATAAAAACACAGCCCGCCAAAGTGACCATGGTATTGACCTCGTATGGGGTCTTAGAGGATTCCCAATGACCGCCACCTATTACAGACAGGCCCGGATCACCCTTGTCACCTTTGGCCACTTGTTTCAGCCATACCGGATTATCATCTGACGGTTCTGTTGTCGTTCCGTTATCATCAACACACAACCACAAAGCCCCGTTATGTGACACCCGGTCATAGTAGGCGTACTTACCTGCAACCCATTCACCTTTATCCAGAGGTACACGCACTGTCTGTCCGGTGATCTCATCCACCTGAAAGATAAGCCCCGTCATGATGATATCCTGCAATACTGCCGAAAACCTGTCGCAGTTGATCCCATTGATGGTCATACCCTTCTTCTTGCCGAACCAGCTCTTCATCTGTGCCGACTCCGGGTCCCAGGTGTTGGCATTGTCAACAAGGGTGATGCAGCAGTTACCGTCACGCACGTCTATGATGATATAGGTCTGACGCTCCTTGTCGGTGAAGTTCCCCGTCTGTCCGAGACGCATCTCGTTATGGGGAACGAACTCATATCCGGGACGCGGAACCATCACGAATGTCTTCTCGTCGTAATCTGCGGAAGTGATACGGTACTGTATTTTCCTGAAACCAATAAAGTCACCGGTAGTGGCACTTTTGTCATGCCAGAAGCCCAGGAGGATATCATCCGGCTTTTGCCCCAGCGGAACACCATCCTCCAGATCAGGGGTGACAGTATAGCTGCCGTCACTGTTGGCGACAAAGCTTTTTATCTTCAGCCCTCCGCCGGGACTTATAGTATTATATCCTTCAAAATAGGTCTGACGGTTGAAACGAAGTTCTGGTACACTCAGAGAGCTGCGCAGGACCAAAGCCTCCAGCTCGGCACGGGCGTCCTCACCGATGTAACCGCCCTGAACACCGGTGATAAAGTCACCGAACTTGGTATATTTCTTGATCAAGACTCCACCCAGTAAGGATAACAGAAAATTTGTAGAATCTTCCTTGTCTTTGCGTAAAAAGTATTTGGTGAGCTTTTCTATATCAGAATTATCCATGTTTTCTAGAATCCCGATAAATATGCGCCCAATTTTTTCAGCTGTATTCTCTCCTTCTGTAGATGCGTTTCTTACTTGAAGAGCCAGTTTCTTTAATATGTCAACAGAATCGCTCATTCTCCTATTACACGAAAAACAGTTCTATTAGATTTTAATTTCCCTTCACCGTTATAAAGTGGCATACCGCATTCTTTTAGGTAAAGCACGCATTCTTTCAGGTAGCGGTCAGCTATACTACATGCATCGCTATACACCATCATCTTTTCCTTGAATACTGTATGACTGCTATATTCACCTTCCTTGTTCACGAAGCCGAAACGGGATACATTTCCATCTCCATTTTTGACAATACAGGCATAGGTATAATAAGCCAAAGCTACGCGAAGTCCAGTGATGATTATCTTCTTTTTACATTTAGTTTCATAAGTACCTCCGTCAAGCAGTAGCTGGTATTTTTCAGGATTTTTTTTCACGTCAAGGAACAGTTCGTCTCCCAACGCTGATTTGATGTAGATATTCTCCGACTCACGGATGTAGGTTTCTATCTTGTCAGGATCGAGATGTACAGACATTCCGCGAGACAAAGCCGATACCTCATCTGTTGTTATTAGATACTGCTGCATTTCGTACATACTTTAATGGTTCCACACTATAATCATTAGAGGGGTTGACTACTTCATACCAATAGCTGAATATACGGCTAAAGGTACGCTCTATTAAGCGTTGTTGCTTGCTTACGATAGAATTGTAATACTCGAAAGCATCTTCCAAAATATCGCCTGAGAATCCGACTTTACCAATACGGATGCAATACCATGGCTCTTGGCCATAAGCTGAATAAATACGTTCAACCACACTTGCGTCAGTAACGGTAAATTCTTTGTCGTAATTTTGTGAGTTCAGATTTATTATTTCAGGTTTTTCCTCATCGCTTTCTAAAGTAACTTCCATAATCTTTCCTGCATTCGTATCACCTTGCAACTGGATGAGTGTATTTGAGAAACTGTCGTCATCGTCTGTATCTTTCACTTCGTTGCCTTCTTCGTCAAAGGTTATGTTCGATCCCTTTTTGGTGAATACCATAGCGCCAGGGAAGAAATTATTTCGTACATTTCTGTACTTGACATTGGACAGCCCTTCATCGGTACTCATTTCTGTAGCCACCCGGTCACCTTTCCCGACAGGATAAGTATTTTTCCCGGCCATTGACACCCATAGGATTTGACCTTTGTAGTATTCAATGCCTCCGGCAGCTTCTATTTGAGCCAGTATCACATCTTTTTGAGGGTTAAAAACATCTATATAGTCGATGTTTTCTTTCTTGACCTGCAGAGTTTTCCCTTTACGTGTCTTCTTTCCGCTCCAGTCTGGATGTACTGCTATTTTTGCCACATAACCGTTTTCATCTTCTTCTGTCAGACGGCAATTTTCAAACGGTACGTGCTGCATCTCCACTATCTCACAGAAAACATTGTAGTTAACATGGATTGCTATTCCATTGAGTTCGGACATGTCTTTACATAGTAACATGTGCACATCATCCAATGTGTCACCTTTTCGATTGACTACATATTTGGAAAAAGCAACCTCACGGAATCCGTTTCCTTCAATGAAGTCAGCGAAACGGTCTGAGCATTCAGATGCAGTAGAGCTTGCAGCAATGATATTCTTTAATGTCTGCGGATATAGGTTGTCCTGTCCGTAGGCTTGAATTCCTAGATTTTGTAAATAGCTTGTATCAATGCGGTTACTGCTTTTCTTTTTTAAATCTCTTACTCTCATATTCGCGAGGTTTACGTTCGTCCTTTATTTCTTTTATTCAACTTTATCTTCGCCTTCTCCATTCATTGCGTTCACAATTTCAATGGCCTTGCTTAGATGCAGATTCAGAACTTTTTTACTGATTTTCTTGCCGTTGATTTGGAAATCTTTCAACGTGTCAGCCACGGATTCTTCAGAAACTCCGTCTTGTAATGATTCTACCATTGAATCAAGCAGGCTTTGATTGTATCCACATTTGTTAACACGTTCTTTCCAGTCCGTAGGTATATGGGCGAAATAAATTTCACCTTTTGGATTTTTGGCAAGGTACTTTTCAGCAACTTCATCAGTGAGGTTGTCATTAGTGTACATTTTATTGCTTCCGAACTCCGGTTGAAGCAGGACACCATTCTTTAATATATAATTACATTTTTCTTTCATACGGTTATTCTTTTTGATGTAAACAGTCATTTCGATTACAGCATCGCGATAGCAGTCGTTACACGATGTCTTGGTGAATTCTTTTCCTAATACTTCCTTGTACAATCTTTCTATCTCCGATTTATCAGAAGAGGAGTAGGAGGGAAATTCTCCTAGCTCCTTTAATTTATCAACCACTTCTTCTAACTCCATAATCATTCAGTTGGTTTTGTCAGTGTTTCAACAAGCGTTTTTGTCGTATCGTAAGATGTTTTGTACAAGAATAATGCTGATTTGGGAACTTTGGTTTCTTGCAAAGAGATATTCCATCCCCCTTCCGTTTCTTCGGAATACTTGTCATTGCCGATCTCTGCGGCTTTCAAACCTTGGTAGTAACCGTAAACCTGGAAAGCTGAATCTCCCGGATTTTCGGTTTTATTTAACCCTTTGGCTTTATTTTCCAATACAACGACAAAATCACCGTTAGCAAGCCCGTCAATAATGTCATTGCATACATCGGGGTCATTTGCTAATACAACCATGTTCACTGTGTTAGTAAACGTGTTACGATAGGTTCCTGTTGCCAAGGTTGTATTGGTACCAGTAAAGGGGGTTGCACCGAATACCTGTACCTTGTAACCTTTTTTACCTGTTTTCAGTGCAAGAGTTTCGATCACATTCTTACGGGTTGCGTTGAATGTAACCGCACCGAAATCCACGTCTGCGCGATTCATTATCACACCTTCCTGTTCCAGCCCGGGAACGATAGGATCATCGCACGATGGTGCGATGTCCTTTTTGATTGTTATATCACATATTGCCATATTTGCTCTTTTTCGTTAGTATGCTACCTGTACCAACTCATCTTCGCCAATCATGGAACCTAATTTTCCTGTTGAATAAATGTAGTTCTTGCGGGCTTTCTTATCAAACCAGATATCCAAGTCCGACATCGGTTCGGTGCCCTCACATCCATACATCAAGTTCTCAGGAGAACATAAAACAGCACGATGCGGTAAGTTAAGTTTGGTTTTGTTGTTCTGATAGGCTTGAATAAATCTATCCCAAATGGAACATTTAACGATGGTTGTTCCATCGTATTTGCTGACCTCTACACCGTCAAATACAACTTCCCAGGGCATGATTACCTTGTACTTTTCTTTCATATCGTGAGTCAGAGCATCGCACATTGACTTGGTGGCGAAAATTGCGTATCCGTCTTTTTGGAAAATCCGGCTGTCGGCATCTTGCAACATCGCATCGAATATTGATGTGGCAATGCCTGTTTCTTTCATCTTTGATTTTTGTAATGCATATGATTCTTCTGCGTTGGCTGCAATTTCAGTGTGCTGTCCGGTATTGTTGGTACAGATGGCGAACAGACGTTTGAAAAAACCGTCACATGTTTTAAATAGTTCGATGTTTACTCCGTCAGTGATTTGACCACCTCCAGTGACAGACGCTGCTGATTTATCTCCAAACCATGTAAAACGCCACATCATTTTCATCATAGCTTCAGACAGCTTCGGCAGTACAATACCGTCCATATATTCGGTCGATGTCAGGTCTCCTATATTTGTTCCCGTTTTAAGGCAGTACTTGGCGATGGTGTTTTCCAAGTCTGTATAGCACATTTCCAAAGGAATTTGCCAATCCCCGATTTCCCATTCCTTTTGGGCGGCAGCGATAGCCACTTTTTTATATTCAGGGTCGCATCCGGAGCCGGCTACTCCGATATCTTCCATTTCACCGATAAAACCAGCTTTTTTACCGTTAGTCACATTGGGCATAAACGTCATAAAACGCTCCATGTCCTCGTTTTGAAAGACTGTTAACTGAATAAGGTCTTTCAAGTCTTTTACAGCCTGATTGTCAGGTGTAAGTTTGGCAAAATCTAAAATAGGCATTTCCCCTCCTTTTATTACTTGTTGTTTCTTTTTTCTCTTTCTTCACGAAGTTTTCTCTGAATAGGCGTTTCATTTTCTTCTACTCCTTTTATACCCTTGTTGAACGTTTGGGTACGAGCTGACACTTTATAAGTACTACAATGTTTTGCCAGCCAGTTTTCGCCCCCGGCCATACGGACTGCGTTCAGAATCTTGTTGTCCTCAATGGTACGGGCATTCGTCTTTAGAGAAGCATTCTCGGTTTCCAACTCTTCTATACGGGCTTTTAAAGCTCTCACTTCATCCTCTTCCAATTCATCAGGATCTTTAATTTCTGTAATAACGCCATCTGTCACAATGATAGTCTTTCCGTCAGGCATGACATGTTCGCCATCGGGACTTGCTGTATCTCCCACTTGGGGTTCACCTTCATCTCTTTCCACGGTAAGCGTGTTACCTTCGGCATTTGTCAATTCCATAGATACGACCTGTACGTCTTCAATTTTTTGATAGCCGCATTTGGCCAGCAGCCTGTCTATGATAGTCTGCTTCACTGTTACTTCTTTTTCTTTGTTCATTTTTTTGTTATTAAATGTGTAAGTTCTCCCTTTGGCAGTTGTAGGCATAAGAACGGTCGTGATAAAACCTAATTGTTTGGCTGTTTCACCACCAAACCAACCGGCTTTATTCATTTGGGCTTCGATAACTGAGGCTTCCGATCCTGTGCGTTCTACATACAAAGCTAGCATCTTGTTTTTTTCACTCTCCAAGTTTGATTTTATTGATTCTAGGGTTTCAAGATCAAGATCTCCATCGTATGAAGCCATATAAGGCTTGTGAATAAGAAACTTTGCATGTGGATAAGCAAAACGTCTTTCTTTTGCAGCGGCCAATAATATCACGGTTGCCATGGATGCACATCGTCCTACTGCAGTACAGCTGATTTGCTTTCCTGAAGCACGTAAGGCGTCATAAATGGCATACCCTTCAACGGCATCACCACCGCATGAATGTATCTCAATATCAATAACGTGGTCATTCGGATCTATCCAAGATAGGAAATTTTGAATATCGGGAAAAGACAATCCCTCTTCACCAGTTAGATACCAATTTTCCATTTTGTCTTTATCCGCAACAATATCTTTGTTGATGTATAATTTCGCCATATATAATCTATTTTGAAGCAAAGGTAAAAAACGGTATATGGCTATAAGAATTTCAGAACATAATAGCACTGACACGCTTTGTCAGTAAAAAAAATAGGGGGAAGAATAATCTTCCCCCTTATTGAATTGAAACGTCAACGGACAACCTGTCAATGACTCTATAGATGGTCCTTTCTGAAATGCTGTATTCATCTGCCAGGTACTGCATGATATATGCCTTTTTATGACCTTCAGCCGTAAGACGGGTGTAGTCTTTATACATTTCCAGGTATTTAATATCTGATGCATCTAATGACATTTCAGACATTATCCTAAGAGTGTTCCTGTTTATATATAATAGTTCGTATGCTTTCATAAACTACCGCTTTCTTCTATGTATTTAATTCTATTCGCAACTGAAGTAAACTCTTCTACAGAAACGACAGGGGCAGGAGCCATCATCATTCCTTTGGCGACTGCTCTGGCCAGCATATCTTCGCCTAAAGTTTGATTATTCGTTGCTGTTACATTAATAGGTACACCTCCACCCATCATATTGAAGGATGATAGGATAGGGGCGAACATGGACGTAGCTTTGGCAGTTATAACGGATTCTCCATTCGACAATTGTGCCGGAATACTGTCGCTCGTTCCTGTCCCCGGTCCTGTAACCAAACCACCTTCTGCAAATTTAGCACTTTTTACTATCTTAACAGCATTTGCAATGTTAGAAAGGATTGTTGCAATACCTGATGCCATTGTAGCTATACCAAGAATACCTTTCCCTGATTCAGCGGATACCATTTTTGCGATCGCCTTACCTGAATTGATGGCGATCTCTGCCAAAGCCAACATTTTGCTTGCCATAGCAAATCCTCTGTCAGACTCCCCAATTTGTTCTGTGAGAGCTACAAGGCCATTTGTCATCTGTTCCATTGCTTCATATTTAGTTTGTTCTATTTCAATCTCCTTATCGCTCAGTTCTTTTTTGGATTCCAGATAAGCATTCTGTGTTTCCAGCTTGCGAAGATTGAATGCTTCTATACTTTCACCTTCCATTTGCTGCAGGCTATCGAGCTCGGCTTTCTTTTGTTCCATCCTTATACGAAGAATTTCCTCTTCGTTATCATATGCTTGTGCGATTTCCGTTTCAAAGCGTATGCGCATGGCTTCCTGTTGCTTGTTGATAATATCCTGCTCATGAACTGTTGCCAGTTCGTCTATCTTGGTATTGTACTTTGCTTTAATGGCCAGTTTCATTTCTTCGGTTTGTTCTGTGCTGGTAAGTTCCGCCTCTTGTTGTGCTTGTAATTGTTGTATCTTTAACTGATACTCCTGCTCGCTGCCTTCCTTGACCGATTCCAATTGCAGGGATATCATTTTTAAACGGTTCTCCAGTTCTTTTTTCAGCTCCTCATCGGACAACTTGCTAAGTTCCATAGATTTTTGTTGTTCCAAAGCCTTTATTTTGGCGTTGATGGCTTCACGAGCCTTAGCGGTAAGGTTCTCTTCTTGCTTTAAACTGATTTGCAAATCCTCAATCTGCCGGGAATAGTTCAATTCAATCTCTTTCCGTGCTTGTTCTCTCTTGTCTTTCACTAAGGCAAGCATAGCATCTTCTGCTGCCCTTACTGCTTCCAGTTCTGTTTGCTTTGCTTCCTTTGCTTTGTCTGCACCTTCCTGGCGGATAGAGTTTAGGGTGTTTTGCTGCTCTGTCTGACGGGTGTAACTGCTTTCTTCCAATTCACTTAATCTGTTTACTTCTTCGCTTAATTTCCTAAGGTCATCAATAGTGCTTTCCGATATACCGATTTTTCCAATAGCTTCATCTGCTGTAATTGCTCCTTTTTGCATGTCCTCAATGGTCTTAAGGGCTTCCTTTGTTACTTTAGTATATCCGAGCATATTGGCAATTCTTGCTTTCGCTAAGTCTGTTTGGATTTTTAAGTCCTCTTTTTCCATTGCTGCAGCTTTTTCCGCAGCTTTGATACGTTCCTGTGTGGACAGGGTCTGGTCGTCAGCAGCTTTTTTCAGCTTCTCAATTTCAGCTCGGTTAGAGGCACGTGACATGGACAGCATGACTTCCCTCTTGTCTATCTCATTCAAGACTTCTGCCAGCTTCCACGCCTGTTTGGTTTCATTGACTATTTCATCACCGATACCAGCGAATATGGATTTGGCATCATTCCCCGCCTGTTTGAAGTTCCCGGTAAACAGATTCACTAAAGCACTTCCCAACTTGCCTGCCCGGTCTATTAAGACATTTACAGTGGCACCCAGAGCCCCCATTATTTTATTGGCTGCTTCCACGCCCTTCTGTGTTTTGGTGAACCATGATACCAAAGATCCTAAAGCTACAATTAATACTCCAATACCAGTTCCAAGTAGAGCAACTTTCAACAGTTTCAAAACTTTAATCCAGCCGGTTGTGGTGGTCGAAACAGTAAGCATTTCTGTTTTTACTCCAGACAAATAATTTCTTACTCCACCCAAGGAGGTCACCATTACATTTATCTGCTGCACGAACGGGATATTGGCATTGGCGGCTTCCATTATAGCTTCCTTGTAATTGCCAACATTTCGGTAATACCGCTGTGTCTCTTCTTCAGCGCCCTTTAGAGCATCAGTAACCTCATTAATCTTGTTTTTCAATTCTGTGCCGCTAGCACCTTTACGTTCCGCTTCGGATAAAGCATCGTATTCAGCCGTTAGGTTTGACAGTTTGGCACGGAGAGAAACAAGGCTGTTTTCTTGTGCCTTCTCCTGCTTGAGCTGATTTTGCATTGTTTTCGTTATAACACGTATCGAATCATTACAGTCGTTGATATAGGCTTTAGATGCCGCCATTTCTTCATTGTACTGCTGCCTTTTTATGTCTCCAGCCTTTAACTGTTCCTTCAGTTTCGCCTCTGCTTCTTTGGCTTTGTCGATTTTTGTCTGATACTCGGCTATAGCTTTGATAGCCTCATTATAATTCACTTTGATATCAAGTATCTTTTCTACTTTGTCTGCCATAATTAATCCAATTGAAAAAGTTTACATTCGCAAATACCTGTTTTCTCTGCTTTTATTGATATGACTGCGTAATATTTTCCATATTGGGCCAGATAAACAGGTACAGACATATCCAAGTTTCGTAATTCATGATCTCTGATTTCTACCAGCTCGGTAATAATCTTAGGTTCTCTAATATATTTCTGATAAGATTTGTAGTTGTTTTCAATAATAGTGTTCCAGTCCAGACCGTCAAAAGTTGCTGTATTGTCGTTCTTTAGGACCAGTAGTCTGGGATCTGTACTTTCGTTATATTGTAAAGCTCCGTCAGATGTATAGGAATATATCGGGATAGTTGCGATTCCACCTTTCATTTCAGACGCTGCGAAAGGCAATGTCAGCGTTTCCTGCTCATATTCCAAAGTCTTATCGTCAACGTATATGATTCCATTGTATTTGTTTTTGTCGTCATTTTTCCATTTGTATACATTCCTTTGAGAGAATCCGTCAATTTTGAAAGATATATTTTTAGGACGGTTTGCACTATATGAGGCGATAACTCTTTTGGTCCAGTTCAGAGCTTTGGTCTTATTTTCTATGATGGTATCAATAGGAACGAAGCTTACGATATTTCCATTGCCGGGAATGGCAAAAGTTCCACAAATAGATGCTATAGCTTTGATAAAGTCTATCTGTTTTATATCAGGTAGGTTTGGAACATAATAGAACCGGGAGTTTGCTTCATCAGTGTCTTTCAAATAGACAGTATCTCGCATCGTTATTTTGACATAGCTTCCTTCTTCTATTGTATAATTCCCCAATTCTGCATAAGGATCGTACAGTATAGCGCTGAGTTCCTCTGTATCTCCTGGATTAAACTCCCCATCTATAGCGAAAGAATACCTGTATTGATTTTCTTGTAATAAGGATATACTCGGATTACACCTGAATTTCAACTTGCTGGTTATGGATTCTTTGTTCCGTATATCGAAAGAAACACCATATTCACCTGAACTTTGCGGTTCCTGGCTAGTATTGACTATTATATTGATAGTTCCAATAATTCTAAGGGGTACGTTCTCTTTCTGCGGCTTGAATCCGATTACCTTGCCTGACGAATCTTTTGTTATAGCCACATAATAGTTAGATCCACTTTCCACAAATTGGAATATTTTGAGAATCCATCCTCCTGGAATATTATATGGAGATATTCCGTCATTTGTTAAAGTTGTAGTGCGAGCTTCGATTTCTTTTGGTGCGCTATTTCTTGAAAGCAATGGAATAACTAAAGTTTTCAACAGTTCGTAGTGTTGTTCTTGGAATTTAAAGGTGATATCGGCATCAGCTTCTATTTTGTTCAAAACCCACATAGCTGTAACCACAGGGTGATACCAGGCAGCCGGCTCATCATTTTTAAAGCCATAATCAATTTTAGGTATTCGGGGCGAATTGTCTCCTTTCTTCCAAATGATGTAATCTTCGTTTTCTGTCCTGCCGTACGATAAATCCTGCAATGTCTTGTTGTCATTTACAATTTCTGCAAATTTAGAAACATTGCCCCATGTCATGGCTATATCTATGGTTTCGGATATTTCTATAAGAATGACGCTGGCGTCCGGTATGATTTCAATCCCATTGCGCAAATAACGTCCTTTGTGGTTGATACGAGCATATTGTGCTGAATGGGATGGGAGATGCGCATAATTAATCACATGACAGTTGTTGACTGTCAAAGGTAGCTTGATGGAGTATGTGTTGTTGCTTGTGATCTTGCTTACATCGCTAAAAATATTACTTCTAAAATTCAATGTGATATTGGTACTTTCATTAATATCCATTGCTTTGTTATCTATGAATAGTAGTTGTTCTGTCATAAGCTCTGCACGTTAGTTTCAGGTAATATAATGTTCGCTTCAAAGTCTTGCAGTGATACCCGCTGTTTGACGAAATTTCCCACAGACACATTTACGGCCATCCATCTGGCGTTACCGTTATCATCATAGCCCATGAACATATCAACAACAGGAGATGTGGCCATTTGGTAAAGGAAGTCATAAGTTATGCTGTCTATTAATGGAGCGCATACGGGAAGTGTCGTTTCTTCCATTTTCCTTTGCTTTCGTCCGCTACCTCCATGGTATCCGTTCTTGTAACTGTAATCCTGCATATTGTTTCTGATGAACTCTCCGTCATTGGATACCTGCGAAGTTTCGTCTCCTTGCATGAATAGCCAGTAACACCACATTCCATGGCGGTTGATCCATCTCAAGTATATTCCACAGTCTGAATTGTCAACCTTACAAGTGATCTTTGTGGCCATATTGAGCAGCCCTCGGAAGGTGAAATCAAAGGTGTGGTCAAAAACAGATGCTGCCGTATTACTTCCAGGTAGATAAAATTCCACCCTGTCTGAAGCATCTATTCCAGCAAGAATGATATTCCATGCATTTTGTCCTGATAATGCGATAGGGGAGCTTTCGGAACCATCTATAGTTACTTTTACATTCCCTGATGTTGCAGAGTATAAGCCTACAGAGAATGGGTAGTTTTTGAACCATGTCAGCACTCGGCTTCCATTATACTGCTCTCCAACCTTACTGGCTCCCCACAATATGAATACGTTGAACTGGAAGCTGTTTTCAAGTGTTCCTGATTCGTTATACATATCAAGCTCTATGCTAAACAGACGTCCTAACTTACTATCTTCGGCGTGAGTTGACTTGTAATCGACTTCTCTGTATTCGTCAAAATAGCTCTGCGTATAGAATGATAGGTCAAAGAAGCAGGAACCACCGAACGTCGCTCTGTTCTCTCTGTCTGATGTGGCTGTGGTGGTGTCCGTTACCGTTGCAGTAACAGATTGATAGTTTCCGCCAAGGATATTTATTATCACAGGATTAAAGCAGAATCCTATTTGGTCAGGATATTCAATTGTTGTATTATCTATCGTATGTGTTCTCATTGTCGAAATTCAGATTTATATGTTCAACTTCTGTTTCATATATAGCCGATACCCTGCTAGCTATATTGTCCACGGTATTTTCTAGATCACGGGAATAGATTTCCTCATGTTTTCTGTTTCGGTATAGTTCCGTTCCTTCCTTGGCTATCTTTCTAGCGACAAGGTAGGCGAAGGAATCGGGCTTCTTTACTTGTATACCCTTATCTTCCACCCATTGGCGGATAATCTTGTAAAATCCTTTCGGAACGTTCCCTGGTCCACGTCCGGTTTCTAGTACAGCGAATGCCTGCCTGCCCCACAAAACGCCTCCGTCCTCCGACATTTCTACTTTCAGACTGCCCTTTGTCCTTCCACTGGCTACTTGTCCGGCTGCTTCATGGTTGGCTATAATTCGCTTGCGTAACGCTTCCAGCTCTTCACCTATTATTCTTAGGGTTCCGGCTTTAGTTTCTGCTGCCATATACAATCTCTTTCACGCTCTTGTTGCAAATAACAGTACCCATTATCTCTTCTAACTTAAGTTGGATAACTATTCCGGTTACATTAACATCCAGCTTGTCATAGAAAACAGAATAAGGGATATCTCCTGATATTTCTTTGAACATCCCACTCCTGTTCAATAGCAATATGAATTCTTTGGCTTTATTCTTGCATCCTTCTATCACTGCATCATTTTCTGTGCCATCAAAATCGAACTTGGTTTTATCCATGAATGCCATCATACAGTTAGGGCAGTCTCTTAACTGCTGTCTGCCTAGATTAAAAGTTCCGCTTACAGGAAGGAGATTAAGCACTGCTGGCAATTTAATCTTGTCCAGTCTTATATTGGCTGTTTGCCAGTTGTCAAAAAGGTAACTTACACCCTCCATGGAGTCTACTATCTTTTTAATTTTTTGCTCTACTGTCATTTCTTCTTACTTAATATGTTTCTTAATCTACGTTCGAATCTTACTCTTTTGGCGTCCATGTCAAGACATTTATATACTCTGATCCATGGCACGCTGTCTACTTCTGCATGATCAGTGATACCCATGCGCTGCGCATAGTAATCAATCATGCCGAAAGGTCCAAAATTTAGCAATTCGGATCCTGCTTGCTTCTCTTCGGGTGTGGGTGGTACATTAGTCGACGCGAATAGTTTATTTATTCGTTCAACTTCTTTGGCCACCCATTGTACGAATCCCAGTACATCGCTAGCTGGAAGTTGGGATATATAACGTTTACTCAGCCCCATCAGTACAGTACAGGGAACGAACAAGATATCGTGTTCTGTTTCGATGGATTGCAGTTGCATCAGTTCTCCCATATTTATGTCGTTTAGGGTATCTGGTGTCTTATACTGCCCTAGTTGATAAGGTTTTCTCAGTTCATCCAACTTGGTTCTAATGACCTCGGGTTCGGTGGCAATGCTGCTTATTGTCAAAAATTCTTTTACTGTCATATCTTTCCTATTTTTGCTTTTGGTCGTTTGGGTGTTGGTTTGATGCGGAATATCATTGCCATTATCAGCATATCAAGGTAATCTGTGGAATGACCTAATATTTCTTTCATTTTTTCTTTGCTGATTATTCCTTTCTTCCGTGTGTCTGCATCAATATGTGCTTGTTTGAGAACTGACAATTCTTCAATGATCCGTTCTCGCTGTGCTTCCGTGCATACAATACGAAGCAATCGATTGTTAATCATCTCAGCCAGTTTGAAGGCACACTCTGATTTCAAATTGTCAAATTCAGGATTAATAGGTCGTGCTCCTCCATGAAACTCCTTGATACCGTTCAGATAGCTTTCAAGATAGTTCCCCAATCCGTCAGAGTCCGCAATCATCTTACTACGAGGAATTGAGCATTCTATCATCATCCGCTTCAGGTCTGTTTCAATGGATTTTCCAGTACTGTATTCCTGATCCAGTTTGATAAAACACACATTCCCTTTCCAATGACCGGCGATAAATCTGTCTCGTCCCTTCATTGCAAGGTCTGCAGAACCGGTAGATTCACCTGCAGGAGCAATGAACTCATTCGTGAACAAGTCACAGATAGCGTCGTAGTTACACAGGGCAGTCGGGTCATTATCATACTCCCAATTGCCGAAATATAGGCGTTCCTTTGTTACCCGGTCTTTTGTGTTTCGAAGACTTTCGATGTAGTCTTCTGTTGCCCAAGGATTATCCTGCACCAAAGCTTGGATAAATGCATAAGGAGCTTGTAATTTGTCTTCTTTCCAGGGCTTGTAGAATTCACGGTATAGCCAGTTTTTCTTCGGGTTACAGGTGATAAGTATCTTTCCGGGTACATGGTATACATCGTTCATGTGGCGGCCGATACGGGTTTTCAAGACTTCGAAGGCAAGGTAGTGCACTTCACCAGCTTCCTCTATCCATCCTCCTGTATATTCCTTAGACCCCAATCGTTCATACATCGGATCTTTCACCGGATAATACGTCAAGTCAATATAAACGATTTCACTTCCGTTGTCGAAGGCTATCCCTTCATTTGTTGTCTTGTATGCCGTGAAGCTGTGAGAAGATGCTACCTTATTGAAGGTCACGGTAACGGACTCACGGCTATCCTTCAAATTATTTCGGCCAACAAACCAGCGAGTACCGGGAAGATAGTAGGCACATTGCATCAGCCATTCACAGCCTAGCCATGATTTACCACCACCTCCGGCACCACCATACAATAAAAATTTCGTTTTGCTGTCACGAAGAAAATTGTATGCCAATCGCTGTTTTAAGTTAACCTTTTGCTCCATATCACTTCAATTTGTCAGCTTCGGGAGTATAGGGAAGAAAGTCAAATCCGTTGAAGGGTTTGCCTTGTGTTGTATGATCCACTTCCTGTTTGTCGGACAACCCTAGCTTTCGGGCTATAATGTTTGCATTGAAAGCGCCAACACAGGCTCCTTCAAATTGTTGAGTCTCGATGGTTTCTTCCACCCGCGCGATGACGTGCAAAAAATCTTCATCATTTTTTTTCATGCATTCACTTCTGAAGCTACTCCACCAACGTGATGAAGTACCTAGATAGATACATAATCCGGTGAGAGAGTAGGGGCGCTGTGTAGGTGAAACTTCTTGTTGTGTTTGCTGTTCATTAACAGTTTCTGTTCTTTTACCTTTTTTGCGTCTAACAGGCATGGTACGTTGTATAGCCTTTCTTGTTGTCCATGGGTTTTCATCACACCATTGGAAATATTCGCACGCCGCCTCCCATAACGCTTCAGGCGTGGCGAAGAGTTTATCCCTGCCATGCTTGCTGCGTAACATCCAAAACTGATTTCCTTTAGGTGCTGCCATTGTTTATAGTGTTTTAAAGATTGGTATAATTTCTTTGTCCAAATCCCATTTGCGATTATTGGGAAGAGGAAGTGTGAATTCATATTGCAACGCTTTCAGATAATCACTCTTACTTGCGCTCCTTCCGTTGGTTGATGCTACTTGAAATGACGAACCTCTTAACTCTTTTTCTGGGCTTATCTTCATTCCTTTATCGAATATGTTAAAATCCTTTCCGATGTAAGCTGTGTTTAATCTGACGATGTCAGCTGTGGAATGATAATGCTGGAAGTACCATTCACCAAAACGGAAGTTGGCTGTGAAGTTCTTTGCGTCAAGAAATACGGCTTTAGAACGATGGTCGTGTGTTTCCTTGCGTTCAGATGATTTCTGGGCGAACAGCAGCGGAATGCCAGACCAGAATATCATTCCTCCGGGCTTGCATAATGCTGATAACGAAAGTAAGACATTCTTTTCATCCTCTTCTGAGTTCACAGAGTTCAACACGCTATCGCACACAACCACATCGTACAGCCCGTAGTCCGACAAGGTCTTGCATATGGAAGCACAGTCTTGCCTGATTTCCTTTTCATCAACGATGTCCGCTCCATCTTTGCGGTGGAAGAATTCAATGGCGTCAATGAGATAGCCTTTTTTCTTCAGTATGGTTGCGTAATCCTTTTGTCCGGCACCGAAATCGAGTATGCGCATATCCTTGGTGATGTATGGTATAACCTGCGTTTCATACAACGTTGAATGGCTACGCTTGCTTGGAACCCCGTTCTTTTGCCGTAGCCGTGCCTTTTGGGCAAAAGACTGTATATAGGTCTTTCGTTCCAGATGGGAATACTCGAACACTCCATATTCCTTAGAGAAGTATTTGAGCGCGATTTCTTCTTTCCCTTCTGGAAGGACATATACAAGTAGGTCCATACCTAATAGTTTTACCGTTTTGGCATATACTGTTGAGATGATCACTTTCCCGGTATGGTCACATACGGCATTTGCAAACTGGCCGTAACGGAGAATCATTTTCGTAAGGTCAACAACACGTGAGTTGTTTCCTCCTTTGGAAAGAATGGAGATATCTTTGTTGGATACAGTATAAAATCCTTCTGTTCCTTTAGGAAGACTTACATTGATTTCTGGTTGGATTTCCGACAACTCACATTCCGCATAGTTGTGAAGTTGGTTGAACCTTACTTCATCGGTGGAGTTTACACCGTCAAGAATAAAGGCTGGAACATGGGTATACCCAAGCAGCTTCATTGTCTTTGTACGTTGGTGTCCTGCCATGATACGTTTATCCGATTGACGTATGATGATCGGTTTGATAATGCCTAATTCCTTGATGGATTTTTTTAAATCTTCTTGTGCTTCATTAGTGAGCAGGCGTGGGTTATATTCTGCCGGGTTCAATATTGATATGTCTATGTATTCCATCATAAGCTAAGTAGATTATTAACAAAACCAACCATTACACCGTTCTCATCCAAATATTCAGAAGCCCGTGCTTTCAGTGCTTCCAGTTCGCTTTCACTGACTGGAATCTTATACCCCTCAAATACTAAATATTTGATATGAGCTCCGGCTTCATAGTTTGCGTTCTTGAGTACATTATGACTGTCTTCTATATCTTCTGAAAAATCTGTCGGATCAGGAAAGCTGATGCCTTCCATACCCCAATTAAGCAACTCGTTACAATCCCAGTCAAACAACTTGGTTATGTCCCATTGTCCGTTGTTAACGTTATCACGTATGATTAGCTCACGTTCCCTTTCCTCGGTCAGGTTGGGAATAAGAACGGTCGGTACTTGTTGCATACCTAGCGATATACAGGCATCATACCTTTGGTTTCCGGCTATAATGATCAATTCGCCAGTACGGTCTGACAGGATGATCGGTCGGGCTTCGAAATAATCCGGATTGTTTCGGATTGACTCTTTAAGTTTGTCTAGCTGTTCATCCGAAATAGTTCTTGGATTGTTTTCCAGTTTCTTCAGTTCCTCTAGTTTTCTGTAAATAATTTCCATAATTGCTTTTTTTGCGTTACAGAAACGAAGGTACTTAATAAGGGAGCTAAGGGGAAAAATGAGGAAAACAAAGTACTGACACGGCTTGTCAATACTTTGTTATGTGTGTTATGATTCCTTTGTTGATATCAATGCCGAATTGCTGGTAAGATAAAGAATTACAGGAAAGTATTTCACTGGTAACCTGTAAAGTCTTGCATTCTTCTTTGATGAACGTTAATATGAAAAGTGGGAAAGATAGATAATGCTTTTTGCAGATTTTTGGAACGGAGTAGAAACGTGACTTTACTTGTTTTCGTTTTCATTTCCATTGTAGCTATCCTCTGATAATCACATATCTTCCGGCGGCTATTTCACTTCTATACTCGACAGAATAGCCTTTGTCTATAAATGCTCTTATGACATTATCGTGCGCCAACTCCGAAATTTGGTGTCTGTCTTTAGCGTCACTTCCAGTATTTTTTGCCCAACAATGAGGCCAGTTATTTCCCCATCCTACGCCATAATGAAAGTAAACACATTCACCTTTCTCTTTGATTTCCGAGAGGATGAAAGATGCAAGTGCGTCTTCCTCGGATTTTCTTCTATTTGATTTTGGTATTTCTATTGTCAACATACTGATTTATTTTTAGCGTCCAACCATTTGTCCCGTCTTTCTCTACACGCCTCTAAGGTAGGCGCACAACAAGCAAAGAGTTCACCACTTTCAGTACGGTAATCGTACTGGTACATTCTCACTCTCTTTCTGCCTAACTTCGTTGTGTAGGTAGTGTAATTCTCTTTACCGGGTTGGCATACGCTGCAACCTCTTTCGTCGTTAATTGAGTTCATAATCATTTATCAATACTTACTTAGTAATTTGTAAAACATTCGCCTTTTCTCTATGTATTTAAGACCGTTTCGTCTAAGACCTCGCTTTGATTTTGATACAGTCATTTGGCAACCTGCAACGCCAACGTAGATGCAATTTAAATGATGCCTTTTAGCTTGTTTGAAAGCCCACCAAATCGCTTCACGGCAATATCTATAGCTATCATTTTGAACACCCTCGTATCCTCTACTCAAAATGAAGTGGCCTATTTCATTTGCTTCTTCTTCTGAATAGCATATTGTGAAGATATTATTCATCCTTTCTTTGCTTTACTTGTTCAACCAAAAACTTTTTAAAATCATTCTTGTACTGGCTGTGAATGATTTTATACTGATGGGATAGGTTAGGCAATTGTTTATAACCTTTGCTATACAAGAATTTGGCTACTAATTCAATCTTTTCACGGTTACTGAAACCTCTGTCCTTACACATGTTAGTTATACAGACATTCGCCTTGCTGGTAGGCTTCTTTTCAACTGGTGGCATGTATTCATGTCTGCCATAAGCAAGCGTTCTTGGATAGCCAACCGCTTCACCTATATATTCCCCTGTAATAAAATCAAATTCACCGTTAATTAAACTATCTGCTATTTCACCCATAATAATCTATATTTAATGTTTCACATTCAATCTTTCTTCACTTGTATAAGCCACTACAAGCCCTGTTTCATCATGCTGTATGGTGATGTACTTTTCACCCCTCTCTATAGTAGAGAAGTCATAAGGGGTTACCATCTTACCTAACACTTTGCCCAGTTGCTTCATTAGTGGGGCTTCAGGACTGATAACTAAAACTAAATCTGCTTTCATAATCGTGTATATTGTGGTAGCCATAAGGCTACCGGATTAGAACTCAACCAATATCAATCTTTCTAAAGAACCTGATGCTTTCACCCACATATGATTATGTCCGAAACCATAATCGAAAAACAGTTTAAAATAAGGGTGTCTTACTATTAAAGAGCTCATACAGCCTCTTAACTCGTCTTCTGACATACAAGAAGTTATTTCATTGATAATTTGAACGAAAAGGTGTAAAACTTCTGGTTCATTATTCAATAACGGTTTTTCTATAACTGCTTTTAAAAATATATTTTCTTTCATATTCTTCTATATTGCGCAGGGCTTTCGCCCTGCTGGTTATTATGCTATCTTTAGCTCTTTAAGTCTCATATCTACCAATGATTTCAGCTTGCGAGTATCAAATAGTGGACTTCTATACCCATCTTTGATAAGCTGTATCATTTCTTTATAACCAACCTTACATACAACCTCTGTCTTCATGCTGTTATCATAAATAGCAGAATTGCAAGCGGTTATTGTGAATGCCATTGTTTTGTAACCTTTATCCTTCTTCATGATAGATGCAAACAAATACATATATACAGCATTTTTCATGCTATTCAAGGCATCTTCTTGACTGGCATTTACCTTTCTACCACCTAAAAAGTCACCACATTCAATTTCTTGACCTTTTTTGATAATAGACAATGTACTGATGTACATTTTAATATCTGTTGCTTTCATATCTTCTATGTTTTAATTGTTATTCAAATTATGCCTTGATTATTATGGTGCAAATATCAATCTTTATTTTGAATAAACCAAATTTTGATAGAAAAATTTTCAAATTATTTTTTGATACTATTCTTGTGCATTCTATGTATAATTTGAAAACTATTCCTATCTTTGCATCAAATTATAATTTGAATATCATGCTAAGAGTACAAGAAATCTGCAAACAGCAGGGTATTACCATGCAAGACCTTGCTAAAAGAATGGGAGTGACATATCAAGCCCTGTATGCCGCCGTGTCCGGCAACCCTACCATTGGGAAGTTAGGAGAAATTGCAAAAACATTAGGTGTAGGAATAACTGACTTGCTGAATGAAGATAAGGAAGAAAACACTGTTGTTTGTCCTCACTGCGGGAAGAAAATTAAAATAGAGAAAGGAGAAGAGACATGAATATACTATTTACTGAAATCAGTTCAGGCAAATCAAATATATCATATATACTTTCAACAGATGACAAAAAAGAAATAGGTACTGCTGAAGGGTACATTGCTAAAGAAGATTTAATATTCGTTATACACATCAACGAAAAATATCAGAATAAAGGCATTGGTCACAAAGCATTTAGAAAGGTTTATGATGAACTTAAAAAACAAAATAAGATTTCTAATATAGTCGGTTCTTGGCATAAAGATGAGGAATTTTCATACTGCCAAGACGGAATGTCTACTAATTTACGTATTTTTAAAGAAAATATAAGTAATGGGATGAGCGAATCTCAAAGTGCATTTAACACCCCAACAGGGAAATGGGTACAAAAATTAGGATTTACCAAGTGCACCGTAATTTCTAATACAAATACAGATGTCAAAGTTGTATTTTCTAAGTAAGCCGGAGCGCTAAGCCCCGGCTCGTTAATTGATTAGCCCTTTGATCTTTAACCGATTTACGATTTCGGTATAAAGATACTCTATATCCCCGCTGAAATCCCCATAATTCTGATACAGAAACACGACATCTGCATGGTTGTCGGAAATAGTACTAAGTGCTACTCTTGGACCGGAACTTTTATAAAATGACGTACTATCATTTGATTATCTTTAGCTTGTTATACCAGCGTGAAGAAAAAGGGAACCACCCGATTAAGAATGATTCCCCGAAAATGGTTACTTTATATAGTTTGCTCATGGCTATTTCTTTTTCAAATTAGACATCACACATTTAATCACTTCATAAATGAAAATAGCAAGAAAAATAGTAGTCCATGGATATTGGTTTATCAGTTCATAAAAATCTCTCATAGTTTTACCTCCTTCCACTCACTTTCTATAATCACATGTTCACACTTATTACACCTATGCAAATAAGTTGGGAATGGTGCCGTTGTATAGTCCTCAACAGCTATTTCTATACTGCCACATTCCGGACATTCTATCTTTACCTCTTTGATACCGGGATAATCCCAAAAGGATAATTTGCCTTTCACGTCCTTAATTGGATTTTCGTAGAGAATAGGGTTAGCTAGTACCCAGTTATAAACTCCTTTCTCTGCCCAGATGGAAGGATGGTTTTGTACACAGTCTATTATCTCGACGCTTCCGATTATGGAGCCTGTACAAAAACTAAAATCTTTCCACTCTTTGTTTTCCGGTAATGCCAATAACTGCTCATTGGTAAGTATTGAATCATAGAAATTATCATAATTCAAAGGTTTACCGCTTGAATGAATCAGTACCCTCTGCCCTAAGTATTTCTTAGGGCAGCTCCAAGTACGGTTCTCAATGTCTTTAATACCATGGACTATCAAAGAGGCCCACGGCTGTTTTATGGTTATTGCTTTCATTTTTTATTGTTGTTCTTTAATATATCATCGAAAGACGGAATAGGAAGCCATGCCAACACGATACTGTTTCCGTGAGTCCATATTCCCTTTATATCTAAATTGTTGCTTCTACGAAACGTTTCTTTTTGAATATATGGTACGCCATAACCCATTGTCAAAACGAAGATTTTTTGTTCTTCTTCCGGCAACCTTTCTTTAACGTTAATCCAAGGCGATTGCTTTGACTGCCACTCTGCACCACATTGAAAATCTTCCATACTATCAGCATGACGTGAAACGTAGGTATCCGCGTCAACTTCTTTCAGAACGTCTTTTCTGAACTTCGTTTTATTAGTAGCATAATCGTATGCCGCTTCTTCTACTGTCTGTTTCATATCTTATCCTTTCCACCTATCCTAAAAGCATATACATTACTACTAGGAATAGGTAATAAATTGTTGTTTTACTCATTTCTTTCTTTTATTATATATTGCAATCTCCACATATATTCACAAGGGAATCAAATTCTTCTCGTGAATATTCAAATCCATTGATTACGATTACCTCGTTACCATTTTGGTCAAAATAAACTCCATCATTCATTTCTGTTCCGTTATAATTCTGATAAATATTTTATTAAACTCTTTTTGTCTCTAAAAAGCCTTTTCCCCCATTGTGGATAGTTGTTTCTAGGCACACTTAAGCCGTCAGACAATTTGTAAACCATTAAAAAACTTCTATCTGTATAGGATATTTCAATAGTAATTTTGCTTATAGTGGAATGACAGATATTGTCACCACTTAGGTAACATACACTATCACCTACATTAAACTCTGTGTCTATATTCATATCTGTTCCGATTTGAATTTCTTGTTTATTTCTTTTTCAGCAGCTCTGGCCCCTTTCTTGAAACCCTGAAACCCTCTACAAAGCTGTCAAAACAGGCTCTATGGATTTCTAAAGTGCATCTTTGCATAAGTGGGCAAATCGAGCATTTTTGGCTAAGCCCTGCGGACTTCTTGGCTATTTTCGTTACGTTTTTCATTGGATTTTTAAATTAATTATTAC